CGCCGTCGTCTTTGAACAGGCCGTTGGGCGCGGTGACGTTGACCCAGACTTCGGTGCGGTCGGTATCGGGCAGGGTGACCCAATCCGAATACTCGGAGACAAGATTGATATCCAGCGTGGCAGGTACGAATGGGATCGGGAGTGTAGCGTCGGGCCGGAAAACCCGAATAAAACCGTCACCTACACCGAACACATCGAAGGTGGTGGAGTAATTGAGCGGGGTCGTGGTGCTGCTGGATGTGACGGCGCTAGGGTCGCCCTCTGGCACCACCAGGCCGCCGGCGTCATACCACGTTGTAGCGACGTAGGAGTAGTCGGCCATGGTGACCGTCACGCGGTCGCCAACCGCAACGGCCGCGTTGAAGTTGGGCTGCTTGTTCTCCTGCGTGATGATCATCTCAGATCCGTCGGGCGTGAACGAATAGTTTTGCGCGGCGCTGCTGAAATCAACCTGGTTGTTTGCCTTGAGCGTGATGCCGTCAACCTCGATGGCCCGCGATACGGTCAGCACGCTGTCGATGATTGCGGCGCCTATTTGCAACTGCGGCGCGTCGCCGGAATTGGGTGAGGTGAAGGGCGCGTAGACCGAGGCGCTGGCGCCGTTGATGGCGCTGATCAGCGTATCGCCGTCGCGCAGCTCGGCCACGTCATAAAAGCCGCGTCCGATACAGTAATACCCATGCTCGAATTTCTCGTGGTTGATGTACTTGATATAAGGCGGCATCATCAGCGAAGGGATACTTTTCACCGTGCCGTATATATCTTCGACCCTTTCCAGCAGCCGCACCTTGTTGGAGCGGTCACCGAGCGAGTTATTGGGTGATTGCTGGGTACGGTTGACGTTGCCCGGCATGACGGGCTTGGGCGTCAACAGGATGGCGGCCACCGTGACGACAGCCAAAACGATATAAAAAATCGTTTCAAATCCGGCCGGGCTTTGCAGCACCACATACTCGCCGGCGTCAGCAGCCAGCACGGCGTGCACGTCGCCGGTGATCTCAGTTTGCGCGCTCGGCTCGCCCCTGAAAATCTGCACCTTGACCTGGGGCGCCGTGCCGTAATGGGACAGCAGCCACTGCGCCAGGCTGTCGGCCTCAAACTCCTGCAGTGCGGCGGGCGCCAGCGGGTGCGCGTACAGCCTGACCTTGATTTTGCTCATGGCGGCGCGGCGGGCTTGGCCCAAAACTCGATCAGATCGAAGCGGTCGCTGATGACGGACATCGGCTCGTAAAAGGTGATACCGGGCATGGCGTGCAATACCGAGCCTTGCCAGTAAATACCGCAATGGTGGATGCCGATTTTTTCGGTCTTGCCCAGCAGCACGATGCACAGGTCGACGGGCGCGGGGATCTGCGCAAACCCATGGCCACTCTTGTGAATCGCGATGCGGAAGGCGCTGCTCATTTCGCGGATCGAGCGGTTGACGGTTTTGTAGTCAACCGGAATTTCCCCGCGCTCGCTGGCCATTACGTCGGCCACCAGCTCCCAGCACGGCTGCGGGCCGTATTGCTTGGCGAGGTAAGCGTTGATATCCATTTTTTCAATCAAATGAATGCGCGGAGCATTGGGATTTCGCGCGGGTTATAACTTTCACCCGTGCGCAGGGCATTTAAGCGAGGTGACACGGCGCTGAAATTGGCCGCGCCCTTGACGTATGAAATACTCTCGATTTGCAGCCGTGCCTGGGCTTGCGGCGCGTCTAGCTGGTCGGACAAAAACTCACGGTAAATCACAATCACTTTTTCAAGCGTGCCAATGGGCACCAGGTCCATTTGCGCGCGAAACAAATCCATGGAATCGACCAGACCGAGCTGAAACTGAAACACCTGGTCAAGATGCCCCGGCGAGCCGGCCAGCTTGATACTGATGTTGGCCGGCGTCATGGGTTTGACGATGCCGTCGACCGTGGTGGTACCGGCGTAAGGCTCACGCCAGAGGTGCCAGGTGGCCATCGCGCTGTGGCTGATTTCAAGCGTCTGTACCGGGTGCAGGGCCTGCGGCGCGCTAGCAAAAAATACCCGCAGGCGGGCTTCGAGGTCCAGGCTCATCAGTAGGCCAGCACGTTGCTGTCGACGGTTGCGAACTTGGCCAGGCGGGCCAGCAGGGCGTTTGAATAAACGCCGTACAGGCCATAAAAATCAATCAGCGCGGCAGCGTCTGCGGCGCTCATGCCATAGGCCTGGTTCTCGGCCTCAAACACATACGACACCGCCCACATGATGCCGCCGGTTCGCGCGGCCGAGTAGCTGCCGGGCACGATGTTGCCGCTGTGCGGCGACACGCCGAAGCCGCTATCAATCGGCATGTCAAAGGCCAGCGCGCCTTTTTTGATGGTGTGGTGGTAGAAGGCGCTCCAGACCGAAAACGTCAGCGCGTCAAGAATCAGCGTGACCTGAAAGCGCTGCGGCCCCCGGTCCCAGTCCAACCCGTAGCGCGCGGCGCCGCCGGCTACCTCGGTGCGCAACACGCCGCCGGGCTCGTCAAACTGATAGCCGGCAACGACGGGCTGCAGGGCGCCGGGTAGCGCGGCCATCAGCGGCTCCTTTGCAGGGCAAAGTTTCGGCTCATGGCGCGCGAGGTTTTGCTGTTGGGGTCGCTCAGGTGCGCGGCGGTGGCGGCCACAGCCTCCTCGATGATCAGCGCACGCTCGCCGGTGGGCAAGCGCTGCTCGGTGACTTTGCCGATTTTTGCGCTGGTGTTGTTAACGATAGTCAGCCGCATATCGCCCCCGCCGGCGCGGTTCTGCGCGGCCGGGATGATAGCCTCGCCTTTATGGATCTGCGCGACCATATCGCGCGGGACAAAGTCGGTGCCTTTGTCCAGGCTGGCTATCGCGGTGCCTGCGACGATGGCGGCCTGGGCGTAGCCGGTGGCCGTCACCACGGCGGCAAGCGGGAAGCCGAAAATGCCGGTCTGCCCCATGACCTTGGCCGCCGCGACGTTGGTATTCATGATGATTTCGGCAACGGCCAGCGCCTTTTGTGCCAGGAACAGCGTCTTGCCCAGCGCGGTTTGCTCTTTACCCGCCTTTTCCATCACGCCGTACAGCGCGCCGGCCGCGTCCCCCATCATTTGCACCGATTGCACGTCATACGCGGCCTGCGTGGCGGCCATGGACTGGCGGTGCCGCAGGCCTTCGGCTTCAATCAGCGCGTTGGCGCTGGCCTCGTTTTCAACGCGCGTATCGTGGAAGGTCTGCAGCGTCGCCAGGCGCTGCGCGTAGGCCTCGTTTTCGGCCTGGGCATCGGTTAGCAGGCCGGTGCGGATGTTTTCAACATCAGCGGCGTTTCTGACAATCGCGTCGCGCTTGGCGGCCTCAATATCGCGTATGCCCTGTATCGAGTCCTGGTCGTCCTTGCGCCGGCGCGCCGCGCGCTCGTTGGCGATGGCAAAGGCGTCCTTGGTGGCGTCGACTTCCTTTGCCAGCGTCATCAGCCGCACCTCTTGCGCGGCACCTACCGTCAGATTTCCGCTGCGAATGTCGGCCAGCAGCTTTTCAGCAGCGTTCAGCTCATTGGTTTTTGAGATCTGGTTTTGCAGGTTTTTCAGGTAGGCGCGGAAGTCGGCGTCGGGGTCTTTGCCGGTAGTTCCGCCGGTTTTAGGCGTTGTGACCCCCTTGTAATCCACTTGCCCGGCTACTTGCTGGGCAATCGTTCCCGGATTTCCCAAAATTCTCGGATCGGCGAACGGCGCGTTAGCGATGCGCCCGCGCACCTTGTCGGCCAGGCCGAAGCCGGTGGCCAGCCGTTCATACGCTGCGTTGGCGTCTTTCAGGACTTTTTCCCTGTCCTTTGCCGCTGCGGCCAGGTCGGCGGTCTGCTCACGGTAGACGTCGCCCGGTAAAAATGAGCCGAAGGCCTTGGTGGCAAAGTCGCCGGCTACCTTGGTATCGGCAAGCATCACGTTCAGCGAGCCCTTGACGGCCAGCATCATGCCGACGGCGTTGTAACCGACGTCCACCATCTCGGCCAGCGCTATCGCCGCGCCCTCGGAAAAGGCCTTGACGCCGGCATTGAGGCCTAGCGCGGTGCTTTCCTTGCCTACGCCGGCCAGCTCCTTGATGGCGTCGCCCAGCGCCTCGGTGAAGGCGGTCTGCGCGCCCAGCGCGGAGGTGGCCAGCGCGGACGCGTACATCAGCAGCTGCTCTTTGGCCTTGGACTGCGCGTCCGCGTAGGCGTCTGCCATGCGGATCTGCTCGGCCGTCAAAATCACCTGGCGCCCGCCGGCGTCCTCTACCGCCTTGAAAACTTTCAGCTGCTCGGCGCCGGCCTTGCCGTACAGGGCCACGGCCACGGCAGTCTTACCGGCGCCGTCGGCGAATCCCGATAGCGCCTTGCCTACCGCGTCGAACTGCCCTACCGGGTCCAGTTTTTTGAAGTCGCTGATATTGATACCGATAGACGCCAGCGCGGCGCCGACGGCCTTGCCCTCGTCATCCACGCCGGTCAGGTTTTTTGTCAGCTTGATCGTGGCGCTCGCTACCGAGTCCATACTGACGCCGGCCGTCGCGGCGGCCACGGCTATCGAGGCCAGGCCCTCGGCGCTGGCGCCGGTGGTTTCGGACAAGTCCTGAAACTCAGCGGCTTTTTTTACGAGCTGGTCAAAGGCGGCGTAAGTGGCGATCAGGGCCGTCGCGCTGACGGCGGCCAGGGCAACAAAACCGGCCTTGATCTGGCCGCCCAGGATCTGGCCTTTCTCGTAGCCCTCGGTCAGCTTCAGCGCGGAATTCGCCGCTGCCAGCTGCGCATCGCTGGCGCCGCGCAGGCCCAGCTTGTACAGCTCGGTTTCGCGCGTTGATTTTCCGGTCGTGACGGCGGCCGTGCCCAGCTGCTTGATGTATTTGTCAATCGACGCGCTTTGCCGCTTGGTCGCCTCTTCGCTGGCGATCCCCAGCGAGGCGACGGACTTCTTGGCTTCGTCTATGCCGGCCCTAAGCTTGGTTGCATCGGCCGATACCTCAATGACACCCCTACCGATCACATCAGACACTATTTCCCCTTATGCAAAGTTTCCAGCGCGGAGGCTTCCAGCACGCGCAAATCATCAAAAATTAGCGGCCACTCATGCCGCGCGATACCCATCAAACGCAACACGCCGGGTATGCATCCATAGTCCAGCCCGGTTGGCCCGGCATAGCCGTTACGCCATTGCGTAGATACGCAAATAAATAAATTCACACTTTGCAGGCAGTCAGG